TATAAAAAAATGATTTTTATTTATATTAGCACATAATTAAATAATTATATTAAATAAAATGTCTAATTTAGCTAAAAAAGATATTAAAAAACTGTGTAAAAATGAAAATTGTTCTCCTATTAAAAATGATATAAGTACTGAAAAATGTTCATTATGTGATGGATATTTTGCTGATAATGGTATAAATGACTTATATTTTTTAGAAGAAAATAATGAATCTGGTACTTGTTCATTATGTGGTAAAGAAGAAAACATATGTATAATGAAAGGTTCTGGACAATTTATTTGTATGAATGCGTGCGATGAAGAAGATTGTGATGAAGAACTTGAAACATAAATACATTAATAAATAATTAATGCATAAATAATCTTATTATAACAAAAATTATATAAAATATTTTTATATAATTTTAAATAGTATTTATGATACTATGACAAATTTTTACCAATTCATTATTACCATATAATAAATATTTTTACAAATATTTAAAATATAGCAATAAAATATCGATAAACTTTTTTAATTTGAGTAAGCCAACCCTCCCATACCCGACATAATACGTAAAACGTTATAGTTGGTGGCATAAACTCTGATTTTGGAACCAAGAGCAGATTTGGGAGTCAATTGTAATTGAAGGGTGGCGTTATCAATACGGGACATATTACACGTGCCGGAGGGTTGATGTTCTTCAGGTTTCAATGCGAAGGAATAAACGTTGATACCAGTGGGAGGGATGTTGGTGTGGTGTTGGTAAGGTTGGACCAAGTTGAAGTAAGACCCGAGTCTTTCTTGGAATCTATCGTGGCCGTTCAATTGTAATTTAGCACGAACAGTGGGGTTTCTGCCGGCGTTGATAGGACCGAAACCAGCGTGATCTGAGTAATCACCAGCAGTGGTTAAGGCACCGAAATCAGTAGGGGCCAAGTTATTGGCGTTTGGACCAGGACCAGCGGGTAAGTTCATAGAACGAACTTGGGCATTGGTGGAACCACTGGAGATACCATTAGCACCAGTGTTAATACCGGCTTCCTTTAAGTAGGCAAGGTATTCAGGATCAAGAGCTTGGGTACCAACGAAGGGGAATACGTTGGTGGTATCTTCAACATTGGTGAATACAAGTTGAGAAGCATCAGGAAGACCTTGGCTGTTAAGACTGTAGTATCCAGAATCAGCATCAAAATCATCAGTGTAGTTGTTCCATTGGTTGTAACCAAGTTTGACAACATCATCTCTTTGAACAACCCAGATAAGTTCTTTGACGGGGTGATTGAGGTTCAATTTTACCTTGACGTTGGTATTGACCGTAGATTCATCGCCGGTAAATTGTAACTGCTCAATTAAATATTCGTGCGACGTTTGCGCGAATCTTCGACGTTCGTCGGTATCAAGGTAGATATAATCAATGAACAAAGAGGCATATTCAAGAGAAGGTACGCAGAAGGCATCAATTGATCCGGAAGAAGATACACCACAGCTGTTCAATGAACCACCAGTGGATACATAGCATTCGGCTTTAGGTCTGAATTCAAGTTCAATTTTAACTTCGTGGTATTGAAGAGCAATGAGAGGTAGGGAGAGACCAGGGTTGCGGCAGAACCAGAATTGGAAAGGAACATACAAGGTGGTGGCTTCAGTGCGTTGAAGACCAGTGCCAGTTAAAGCAACAGTGTTACCAACCATGTTATCATAACCAGATTTCAATCCAGGAGGAATGGTTAATTCATTCCAAATGGTTAACCAATCACCATATTGTTTGTCAATTCTTTGACCACCGATTTGTACTTCTACGGATTTAATTAAGAAATGACCAATGAAATTGACCCATCTGAAGAAGGCAGAAGAGACAGTAGCTTCAACTCTGGGTAAAGTTACTTGTAAATAAATTCTATGAATTAAATCACCATTTCTGGAAACAGTGCATGTGACTTTTTTACCGAAATCGGCAGTACCATTGAATGTTTGTTCAATGGCTTCCATAGCAAAGTTGGTATGTCTACGATAAACAACTTTGAAAAAAGTAATTTGGGGATTACCTGTTAGATAAACATCTTGTGCGCCATAGGCTACTAATTGCATTAAACCTCCAGTCATTTTTTTATAATATATACTAAGAAAAAAATTTGGGAATTTAACGAAATAATTAATTAATTAATTAATTAATTATAATATTTTTATATAACAATAAAATATTTTTAATTAAAAAAATATGTATAATATATCAATAAAAATAAAAATTAATTTTATAGATTTTTTAGAAAATATAATAAAAATTATTTCTTTATATTTTCTATATTCAAATTGTATTTTATAAATTCTTCTAAATCAATTTCTTTTTTAATTAATTGATCTTTATTTTTAATAAATTCGTAATTATTATTTTTTAATTTTTTTATACACCATCCATCATTTAATGCATTACACAAGAAAATCATTTTTTGTATATCATTATATTTGAAATTATTTAAAGAATTTGTCACAATATTAGAATTTCTATTTTCTAAATTTTCCATATATAAAAAATAAAAATAAAAATAAAAAAATATATGTCCGTATTATATTTTTTTAATAATTTACTTAAAGTTTTTATTACTATTCTGTTATATAAATGTCTTCAAAGTTTAAAAATGTAAATAAACATAATAATACTAATGAAAATATTACAATTGATGCGAAGCATAATGAAATGATCAACTATTTCAATGAATTAAATAAATCATTACCAAGTTTAAAAAAACAATTACATTTTTTAATAGAAGATTATAAAAATTCTAAAGATAATTCTAAAAAAACTTCTGCGGATTATATTATAGAAAGAAGTTCTAAACAAGATTCTATTATAGATCTTAAGGAAAAAATAGAAAATATAGTCAATAATAAAGAATTAAATTCTTATTATTTAAAAGTTGGTTCTTTATTACATAACTATTATGAAAATGTAGAAAATTCTAAAAACAATAAAATAGTTGAAGTTGAAAATTTTGAATCTAATTTATTAAATTATGATAATAATAACAATATAAATAATAAATATGTTTCCAACTTAGATAATGATAATACATATAATAATATAAATGATAATATCAATGATAATTTGTATGATAATGAGGATAATGATGATAATGACGATAATGATGATAATGATGAAGATGATGAAGATGATAATGAGTGTGATAATGAGGTTGATAATGAGGTTGTTAATGAGGTTGATAATGAGTGTGATAATGAAGATGATAAAAAATATAATATAAGTAATAAAAATACGATTATTGAAGAAAATAAAAAAATAACGTCTAATAGATCTGTTTTAACATTTTTTGAAAATAGAGGTAAAAATGAAGAACCAATTATTATTGAAAGAAGTGTTGAAAATAATTATACATCAATGAAAATTAGTGATTTTGTAAAAGAAGAATCTAAATTTAAAAAGAAGAATTTTTTAGATGATTATTTACAAAAAATTGACAAGAATTATGTAAATAAAATTAAAGTCGATCTTACTATATTTAAATGTAAAATATGTTTTAATGAAATGACTGTTTATCATTCAGAAGGTTATCAAATATGTAGTTCTTGTGGTAATCAAGAGCATATTTTAATTGAAAGTGATAAACCATCTTTCAAAGACCCTCCTTTAGAAGTTTGCTATTTTAGTTATAAGAGAATAAATCATTTTAATGAATGGTTAGCTCAATTTCAGGCAAAAGAATCAACAGAGATACCGGATGAAGTATATGATAAAATTATTGCTGAAATTAAAAGAGAGCGTATAACAAAATTAGATAAATTGGATACTAAAAAAATAAGACAATATTTAAAGAAGATTAAATTGAATAAATATTATGATCATGCAGCTCATATTTTATATCAAATTAATGGTATTTCTCCCCCTTCTATGAGTAAAGACCTAGAAGAAAAATTAAGATTAATGTTTAAAGAAATTCAGGCACCCTTTTTAGAAGTTTGTCCTAAATCTAGAAAGAATTTTCTTAATTATAGTTATGTATTACATAAATTTGTTGAATTATTATCTTTAGATGAATACAAAGTATATTTTCCTTTATTAAAAGACCGTGAGAAATTACATCAAACTGATATGATTTGGAAAAATATTTGTCAAATATTAGGATGGCATTTTATTAAGTCTATTTAATTTATCTTATTTTTCTTTTTAGTTAATGACTGCAAGCATTTTCATTCAGTATAAATGAAAATAATAATATATTTAGTTTAAGAGTCATCTTTATTTCGAAACCAAGTGCTTATCGATCTAAATAATGTCATATGCATATCAAACTTAGAAGAGTTCTTTGCTATAGGATTGGATGAAAACTTAGCAATGACTGTGTTAGTCTCCTGGTCTATCCAAAGGTATTGTCCATAGATTCCACGTGCATGAATTTCAGTTGAACCAGGTTGTTTAGGATTCGGATTAACCCACCATTGATTCTTATACTGATACCCGTTGTATGTTTCCTTAATCCAGGATAATGGAATTATTTGTTCGCCATTTGATACTTTACCACCATTAAGAATAAGTTGTCCGAATAAAGCCATGTCATGAGTAGTACAAGAGATACCACCATTGCCCACAGCTAAACCTTCGGAATCAACTGTAATATTAGCATTATACATTGCTCCTAATGGAATCCATAATTCATTTTCTAATAGATTAGAATATGATACCCCAGAGACGTGAGAAATAAGCCATGCAAGTACATCTGTTGTAGCAGAACAATATTGAAATTCTGTTCCATGTTCAATCGGATTTTTTGTTACATTTGATAATCGTGGTTTCAATGACATCAAGAATGAACGTAATGTTGAATATTCTCCTGTGAGATTAGTCTTCCAACCACATGCGCGATCGAGCATAGTCATTTCTGAGTATGGAGATACATAGTCTTCGGAGAAATTAAGCGCAACTTTCATGTCAAGTGCTTCGGCAATAGTTGCACTTCCAAATACACATGAGTTAAGCTCGGGTAAATAGTATCCAATCCGTTGCTCTGGATCGATTATACCTTTATCTATCATTCGAGCATACAAAATACCCAGTAATGACTTAGAAACCGATTGTAATAAATGCTTGGAATCTTCTTTCATATCATTTAAA